TTTGGATTTGGATTTGGGTTTGGATTTGGATTTGGATTTGGTGTGTGTGTGTGTAAAAATATATGTTCTTCTTTCAATAAGCATTAAACACTAATGAACACTCTGTACACCATCTTATTCGTGGTTGGTATTGCGTCTGCTGTCATCGTTGGGTGTGTCTTACTCCATCGTGCACTGGGGTACATTAATATTATGCATATTGGGTATATCAGTTTATTTGGTGTACTCTTTGGAAGTATCTGGTGCGCATATTTACAGGAGAATCGACCTGAATCGTTTGTGAGTTATCAGGAAAATTTATTCCCACAATGTGACTGGGTAAACTACATCGAGAACAACACCCAACCTACGGAGTTTTCGATACGAAAGAGTCAGCAACCAACCATCGCATCAGGTGTAATCTTGATCCAGCAACCAACCGGTCCACACATCTATATGCCAACCACAATGACAGCATCGGCGTCTCTGGCGTACATCCTACGCGTGTGGGTCACATCGAGCTGTGTAAATAAGTTGATCCAAAACAATCCATTTGCGTTAGTCTACCAGACGGCAACCGAAAATGCAAATCAAGCGTTACCGCTCCAATTTCAAGTAGTGTATCAGCAAAATACACCATATGAAGCCTTACCCGGGACGCAGTGGTTTTTGTTAGAGTCATCGGTCATCCATGTTCCCCCATACGCGACCTTTGTGCAGTGGCGATTGGAACCCACCCTTACGGAGGTGCACTGGGCAGATTTCCAAATCCAATACAAACGCTCCGCCCAAAACTTCGAACCCTCTTTTGGTCTGCAGGCGTTGTATTCGACCTTCTTGCCTGGGCACCAACTCCATCAACAGCAGTGGGTGGACGAAAGTGGGTACAACGCCCACACCCTCTTCGACCAGCTACCAATTACCCAGGGCAAGGGCATTGTCATCCCGGGTGTGTGGAACGGACCGCTGGCATCGGTGCTGACCGGCCACACGAGCGCGTTGCAAACGCCTTCGAATCGTGTCAACATTCGCGATTTCACGCTCAGTTTCTACTACACCCCACCGCGAAATCAAACCCAACCGATCATCCCACTGTTCACCATTTATGCGACATACCGAAATGATTATCAATACGATAATCCACCAAATTACTTTTTGAGGTGTTTTATTAACCTGAAAAACAATACACTGTGCGTCGTGCAACAAACGATCGCACAAGGAGGATCGTTTGTGAACCGAGAAATGTGTATCCCATTGCGCAACGAGATGAACGAACCGATTCTGTACACGATCGTGGTGAGGGCAACCACCCGAACAACTGGCGATGTGTTGGTCTTCGCTAACACGCAGTTGGAGACACACCAGACCAGATGGATAGATCTGAATTATGACCTGAGTGCGAATGCCAATCACCGTATTATTTGGGGTAATTTATTTCCACAACCCGGGACACGCTGGCCACAACCACCACAACCCGGGACCGATATAGTTGGAACTGCAATGACCGTTGCAGAACCAGAATCAGAACCAGACTCAGAACCAGAACCAGAATCCTTTGAACCGAATCCGTACAATACGGGGGTGTTGCATATGTTCTTAGTGTACAACAAAGCGCTGAGTGTGGAGGAAGTCGGTGTGCTACACCGCTACGTGTCCCGCTCGTACAATGTCGGGACGGCACTGCATATGCCGACCACACCGCAGTTCTACACACCGCTCTCAATACAAACCCAGGTGGGCACTGACGCAAACGCTACCACCCCGTCGTCGTTTAACGACTGGGGTGAGAATAGTATTATGTCAGCATCATCCACGGGACAGCAGTTGCCACAACGTGTGCCAACCGGGCGTACCGCCTGCGTCCGATTTAAACCGTCGCACATCGACAACGACGGGCAAGATGAATCACACAGCAAGGCGACGTGTAGTTATGTGGACACGTCACAAGCGAGTACGCTCTGTCCGAAAGACACGTTGTCCGAAGATAATCACTTATTGTATCCATACGCCAACCACACGTGCAAAGATGCAATCGCATATGTGAACCAGACCACACAGAATGCGACGAATATGGGTATGCAGTGGGGAACACACAGTAGCACCAATGGGTTTGTGTACCGGTCGGAACTCACACACAGCGAATACGCACAGATGACACCGACCGAGAAGATGAATGTGCTCGACGACGAACCGTTCAATCGTAACTACCGGGTTCTAGATGACACGAATCGCTAATAGAAAAAAACTGATTTTTAACAAGCGGTTTACTGTCATCTGGGTTCAAATACGATTTGAATGTTGAAGTGTGGATTCGGATTCCACTTGGTTGCTAATCGGTAGCAACTTCAACATCGTCGTGATTGGACCTTTATTTTTTTCAAAGAAGTAGTGCGTGTCTGTGTATAAAGATATTTCAGTTATAAAAAAATATTATCAAAGGTGTAACCACCCAATGTGCACTATTCAGAATCGTTCGACGATGAATAACACCTTGTCGTGGAAAGATAAACTCACTTCTTCTTTGTCTGAATCCAACCCGAAGAAAGACCCCAACGTACGAAACCCATACCATAACAAGGTGTCTGCCTCGGGTGCGGTTCAGGAAAGAAGAAGACGGGTAGTTGCCAAGAAAGGTGCACACCCCTCGAGTCAGCAGGCAGTTGCCAAGAAAGGTGCACACCCCTCGAGTCAGCAGGCACATACCTTACACAGCAACTGGGGGATGTATTATCATAACCCGACTGCTAACGATTGGTCGATTGGTAGTTATATGCACATTGGTAGTTTTCGGACGATCGATGATTTCAGTGCGTATTACAAAGCACTCGAATTCGAACACAATTCGCAGGGAATGTTTTTCTTGATGCGAGGAAACATCAAACCTACATGGGAAGATCCGCATAATATTAAAGGCGGGTGTTGGTCCTTCAAGATTTCGTTAGAGCATTTCTTTTCAGTGTGGAAGCATTTGACCATGTTAATGATTGGTGAATCGCTATCAACTATTCCGCTTATTGTAAATGGAATCTCAGTTAGTCCCAAAAGAGGGTTTTGTATTATTAAAATTTGGAATCACACAAGCTCTAACAATCAGACCAACTTGTTGCGGGTCTCGGACGTGGAGTATCTGGAAGAGAATGGTCCTGCCTTATACACTTCCTTTGATAATAAAAAGTAGGATACAAATAATATTATATACTATAGTAAATCTCATTATAAATGTTCTCTAAACTATTCGCTCCGTCTCCATCTGTACAACTTTTTCGTTTCCTAAAAGCGTGTATTAATGGAGATTATCGCACCGTTAGAAATGCCCTCTCGAAAAATAAATCATTTGCTACATATCACGTCGACGAAAATTGTCCGCACATAAAGATGTTGGGTGTGTACGGCATCGGATCAACTGGGTTGATGATTGCCGCAGAGAGAGGGTATCGTTACATTGTTCGACTTCTACTTAGAGCAGGTGCTAACCCAAATTTTGATGGTGCAGATGCACCGGAAAAGAGTGTGCAACACCCTCTGTTGTATGCTACCTTTAACGGTCATAGTTCGTGCATGAGTGAATTGTTGAAAGCAGGTGCATATCCGAATGCGGTTTCTGAGATGGGGACACCACTCGAACAGATCGCCTTGCGATATGATATAGAGTCAAATGATGCTTTCCCATTTTTGTTTCAGTACAGTAAAACAAAGTTAGAACTTCGCACGAATACCCAAATGAAACTCCAACACACGGATGCGGATATTACAGTCATACGTAAAAATTTTAGGGAAATGCAAAACCGAATCGCGCATATATATAAAGTATCAACGAACACATTTCGTGCTTCTCGTGCTTCTCGTGCTTCGCCCACTCGCACCAGCCGCACATCAAGTCGTAAGACGATAAAGAAGCGAAAGAGGCACTAATAATAATAGGTATCACGTAGTGTATTTATTATATCATATATGTTTCAATAAAGGTGACGGTGTGTACTTGTACACACTTTGTAAATCAGTCTCTTCCTTTTTTATTGTATCTACGGACAGAATCGCAATATTCTTTTCTTCGGTAGCGAGTTTGACATATGTCTTACCGTGTTTCCGTATCGTTTTTACGATTGCTTTGCGAAATTCAGCAAGTGTGCGAACTTTGATATCATTGATCTCTTCTACAATTTCGGTCGGTTTCACAGTCACGCTCGTAGCGAGTGTGCTGCCCTGCAGGATCGATGAGAGCACTAATCTCGGTTCGTGCCGGTGTTCGGGTTTTTTATATTTCCGGATTCGTCCAAATGCATACGCACAGTGGTCCAGCGTGAGTTGCATTACAACCATGCCACCGATAACTTCGTAATCGACGGCATCCTTCTCGAATTCGGGGTACACGTGGCGAATCGGAATTTTATATTCACGGAGGGTGAACGATTTGGTGCAAGGGGTCTTATTTGCATTCGACCAGAAGTTAACCTCCACCGCCTGGTTCAGGGGCAGAGAGCACAGCATATTGGACATATCCATTTTTTGATTCATCCAGCGTTGGTTGAATTCGCCATAATTATCAATACTCGACCCGTTAATACTACACACAATATCACCACATTTCATACGAACTCCTGATATGGGGGAATTCTTAAACGTTCGTTTCACGTACACACCGCCACAGTTCTTGGCGGTGGTTGCCGCTGTGGTGGGTGTGTGTGGTTTTGACACAATTCGTTTGTGTGAGAGTTTGTTGCGCTGCGTGGCGGACGGTTTGCGACGACTTGTCTCGCGACTTGTACCGCAACTGTATCCAAAGAAGTCAATAAAGTCTTGTGAGGTGCGCTGGTATTCGAAACCAAATATTTCGGGATAATGGATAAGTCGCTTCTTTGTATACAAAAGGTCTTTGATCAGAAAGTATCTAGAAATGGGGACAGCATAACCAATGTTGTTCGCAAACATAATGCCTGCGCCATTCACCCCGATCACCAGATTGTTCTTTATCAGCGGACCGCCGCTGTTACCATGGTTAATAGGAGTGTCAATCTGATACATATTGTGTTGCTGACCAGAGATAATCCCTTTGGTTACTTTCAGATTGTCTTGTCCAAGCGGAAACCCGAGTGCATAGGTTTCGTCACCCGATTTGATTTCGTCATCCGTCTCGTTGCAGAGTTCGCAGTATTCCGTATTTTGGTAATCGACGATCTGTATTATTGCTAGGTCAAAGAATGGGCAGATCCCCAGCACGTTCGCTTTGAAGCGTCGTTTCCCTTCGCTCGGGATCTCCACATACACGTGCGACGCATCCTGCACCACGTGCGAACAGGTCATAATGTGTCCCTTGGCGTCAATGAAAAACCCAGTTCCGCTCGCAGAACGATTCCCTTTGATTTTGAAAGGCAACTCGTAATCAAACTCGGCCTCGTGGACAACAATCCGAACAATCGTATTATAAATGTTGTCCGAGACATTCTTACTGATTTCACTGCTAGACAGTGCCTTATCTTCGGTCTCTTTCAGTTTGGTGTCCGGATTGCCGAGTAGGTTTGAAAGATGTGTGTGCGTCGGTGAATGCGGGGCATTTGGTGGTGGACCACCGATAGGCTCGTGTATGTTTGTCAGCGTAGACATAATGATGGTGGTGATATAATACTGTTACCGATATATTTTAATACGAATCTAAATTCTAAATAGTTCAGACATTTACGGTCATCGTGTGTTTTGACATGGCAATACACAAATGGGTGGGTGGGTGCATCAGTTCCGTTAATTTCCGTTATATGTATGAGTATACTTAATACCGAGTACTAGTAACACATCGTACTATATATATATTATCACATAGTGTCCTCAATGAATTCGCCTTTATTTCAAGATGTCACGACACGAATTACAATCCGAAATGATATTTATCGACAGTTTTGTTTGGATGCAAAGCGCATCAGTATCAGCATCGATGGAATATATGATCCGACACTCTCTGAAAAGTGTTTGTACACGTGGATGCTAAATGTATTCGAAAATGAAAAAAAAGGGTTATGGCTTGCATACTGGTGCACACAAACCTCCCTGGCGGATAGTTACCGACAAAAAGTACATTCGCTGAACGGTTGCACAGGCATCGACAGCGAGTCCTCCACTGCGGTGGCATTTTCATATCATCTTGTCGATGATGGTCGCCAACGCGTCCATATTAATTTGTATGACGACACGCATTGCGACACGCATTGCGACACGCATTGCGACACGCATTGCGACACGGCAGACCTGTGTTTGTACAAACCCTTCCGGGTGTGTTACCTACACCCAGACCAAGATGTCCCTATAACATTATACTATTTGCATTTACAAATACTCCTTGATACCAAATCATTAGGCAAATACGAAGTCAATTGGTTGTCATATGCGACTTATACACCATTAGACATTCATACGAAGAAAAGAAAGAATACTACAGATGCTGACTGGTTCATTGTGTCGTAGTGCGTATGTGTGGGTCGATATTGGTTGCTCACCGAACCGATTTTTGGGAATGCACAGATGCCGCTCCCCACGAGTTGCCCGAGGTGTTCTTCTTGGTTCTCGCCGCACTTCTGCACGAAGATAACGCTGTGGAGTGTTGGAGGAGTTTGCGATGGTGTTTCAACATGATCATATGTTGTTGAATAATGTATTGTTTTCGCGAGGACATCTTATACAACAGTTCGTCCACGCTACTATGAGATGTCGGTGGCAATATACTAATAACATCGTCGTACGCATCGTCGGTGTTCTCAAAGAGTGCCAACCCACCGACAACTTTCACATACATATTGTGATCGTCGGTATCCACAGTGTGAACCTCTACGGTGAACATGTCGTTTGGCAGTTGTAATGACCCGATAACATCCATAAAAAACAAACGATTCGATACGTTCATACGTACGATGACTTCGCGTGTTTCGGTGGTTGCGCGATATTTTTCGATAAGCGCCTCAATGGCACGTCTATTTTGTCGGATACGATGCTCCCACGATTCGCCGTTTGCCGGTTTACAGAGCAAGAGGTGATGCACAGTCACCGTTCGCTCGGAAGGCGGCAGCGCTTCGTGTGACCGGAAGCGGACCGCCCGCCCAATCACTTGTCGCAACCGTTCCCTGTTAAAATGTGGTTCGAGCAACACCACGTGTCGTATCCCTTTTAGATCCAACCCTTCAGATCCTGCACGAGAAACCAGCAACACGGTCAGCAACCCGCGGTTGATTTGGTCCACACACCACGCACGGTGTTTATAGTTGCTCGACCCTGTATATTCGGCAAACCGAATCTGCTGGTTCTTTAGATTTTTCTGAATCAATGAGAGCCCCCCATTTAGAAAGTTGGAATACACGATCATGCTCTGCTTCGCTTTCCAACATCGGGTTATCAATTGAATCGTGTATTCGACTTTCTTGGAATACACGTCTTCGGTCACACCGTTGACCACCCGACGCAAATTAATGTAGAACGCATCCGATTCTGGTTCAAATACCATCTTTTTAGAAGATTCTTTCTGAATTTTAGTACGAACCGTCTCAAACTGGGCCGTTTCAACAGCATTATACATCTCTAAATACTCGGCACCCATTGTGATGCGGACGACCTTCTCTATCTTGCACGGAAACCCTTCGTTGGATGCACGCGCAAAGATGATATGTGGCGAAATACGTTGGGCATACTGCGATAACTGCAAGTTTGATTTCGCAACAATGCCTTTGAAACCAGTCGGAATGTAACGCTTTGCTTGCGAAATCATAATTTTGCGGTCTGCTTGCACTTTTGCATAGAACGTTTCGTACTCCTCGGCAACCAGCATGCAGACCAAATTTATCATATCGGTCGGACTATTTGTCATCGGTGTCGCTGTCAGAAGCAACAGCGCTTTGCAGCAGCGTGCGATCTGTATGGCATAATAGGCAAGACTTGATTTGATAGTTCCATTTGTTCTTTTCTCAATATGTGGTGAACATATGTGGGCTTCGTCGATTATAATAAATGTATTCGAAACATCTGCTGTGTTGTTGGATACAAAATATGTATTGTGTGTGTATATAAGAAATAAATGGTGCACTGATTTCGGGGCAATACTGAGAACTGCGCTTTTAAATTGTTGATAGACGCCTTTCGGTACAATAATATGAACATTTTGGACTATATTCAATCTCAGCAGCTTCAATGCGGTTATAATGGATGCAATTGTTTTGCCACTACCGGTACCAGCAATGAATAACTGTCGGTGTTTTAGTTCTGGTTGTAACATACGATGCACGAGTTTCTTCTGATGCGAGCGAAGATGCAACGAGGCGTGTTCGCTATTTACTAAACTGTGTGAGACAGACGATGACATCCCGTTTTAACTCTAATACACTTATAATTCTATTTTTTCACGGAGAATGCAAGTGATTCGTACACTGTACCAGAACTCTGATTCAAACATTCATTCCAAATTAAGAGCACTCTGATTCTGATAAATAACGATACTCTGGTAACCAACGCGGAAAACGCAATCGCACCACCCCCATCAATGGGAGTCGGAATGGGTGTGGGTCGGATTATTTCTAACAAACATACCCATACGATAAAAATGATTTGTTAAAATAGTATCCAATTTCTAACACACCACGAACTCACACCGGTTCAACTACCGACCGATGATGTGCCAACTTGATACGACGACGACGACCGTATTCTTTGCGACTGCTGATGGCAGTTCGAGTGGAACGGTATCCGTTCCTAGGGGGTCGCCAGAAGAGGATGCGTTCGCACTGAAAACACACTTGCAGACCACTTTCGGGTGGAAAATCGATGACATCGTGTTAGAAATGTACGAACCGGGCAAGTACGTGGTGCTGTTTGATACCGTCTCCTCGCAGTTCATACGGGCGTGCAGCATAGTCGGACCAACGACTGACGACTGTGAGAAACAGATGGTTCACAACGAACTGCGCGAGTTTATCATCCATCGTGGGATTCGTGAGCTGGATGTAACCGAGATCTATTCGCATTACGACATAACTGTGATTGGGACATATGCTTTCAACGATTGCACATCGTTGACCGCGGTCACCCTCCCACACAGTGTCACGCGGATTGGATGCCGCACCTTTTCCGGGTGCAGCGTACTGACTAGTATTGTTATCCCTGACAGCATCACAACCATCGGTTCGTATGCCTTCCACAGTTGCACCTCGTTGACCACGATTGCTATCCCAGACAGCGTACGAACCATCGGTATGGGTGCTTTCTGCGATTGCACTTCGTTGACCACGATTGCTATCCCAGACAGCGTACGAACCATCGATATGGGTGCTTTCTACGAATGTGTATCGTTGACCACGATTGCTATCCCAGACAGCGTATCCGCAATCGGTGACGATGCTTTCAGCGGTTGCACTTCGTTGACCACGATTGCTATCCCAGACAGCGTACGAACCATCGGTATGGGTGCTTTTTGCGATTGCACCGCGTTGACCACGATTGCTATCCCAGACAGCGTATCCGCAATCGGTGACTATGCTTTCAGCGGTTGCACTTCGTTGACCACGATTGCTATCCCAGACAGCGTATCCGCAATCGGTGACTATGCTTTCAGCGGTTGCACTTCGTTGACAGACGTCCCCATATCCCGTCCAGCCTAAGCACCATCGGCGAACGTGCTTTACGGGGTTGCACCTCGTTGAAAGTAGAAACATGTACTCCCTCTAATGTGTGGATGTTCACCAAAACCAACCCGTATATTCTTTTTTTTTACACAACGAATTGTAGACATTTACACTCTGGTTGACGATTGCTATATATACAAGCGTACCCGTCTCACACCCTGAACTGCGCGAGGTGATATTCGGCACATTGTCGTGGTGGTACTTCCGTATTATTACAACCAACTGTAACAAATAACAAAAATGAATTATGACCACATAACTACACATACGCTGGGGTATTATATATATATACCAGTGTGAGTGCAATGACGTGCCAACCGGATACGACATCAACTGCAACCGTAACCGCAACCCTCTCTTTTGCGACGGTGGACGGTGGCACAAGCGGGGTCGCATCCGTCCCG